TTATCTATTCGACCTTTAGGCAATTCTAATGCCTCGCTTTTTTCGTTTTCTTTTTAATAAACCATAACCTCTGGCAGGCAATTCTGTTGTGCCATATAATCTATAATGGGTAGCTTTTCTCTCAGATTTAGTTTTCGGCTTACCCATTCTTGGTATTCCCGTTGATCCTAATCCAGTAGTTCTGGCTTTTCGGAGTCTTTTTTCAAATTCATCTAAAGTAAACTTTGGCATATTAACTTAATCTTTTTTCAAATTCTTTTGATCTAGTAATCGACTTTTTACAAACTTTAATCGCTGCTTGCTTTTTTGTTTCCCCTTTATTCTTTGGTTTAAACTCTGGATCTGCCATTAAATCATCAACGCATTTTTCAATCCGTCCACTTACTTTTTTGCCGATTTTGGTTTTACTTTCCCATTTTTTAGTTTTTCCTTTTATTCCATAAGGCATGATTTTGTTCGAGGATTTTCAAACAGGTAGTTATCCTCGACTCCCTGCTCGAAAGCTCGCCACAGGCTCAAAGAATGCATAGTTTTGGGGCAATTATTCGGGTTTCTCGCTATTTCAGTTGATTCTCTGCATTTTCTTTGGCCTTCAGGAATTCTTGAATGATTTCCAAAACTCGCTCCAATCCTTTCATGGTTTTTTGATGATCTACAAAATCAACCAGCATTGTAAATGCATCTTTTATTTCTACATCTTTTAAAGCGACCCTTTCATCTTCAATCTCTTCTTTGATTTTTGCCTCAATTAATTTCCAGCCATCGCTTTCGATGGTATCCTTGACCGCCCGCCCTTTTTCAATTTCGGCTTCTAAATCTTTTGCCATGAATTTAAACTACTGGCTCTTCTTCTGGCGGAACTTCTGGTGGGAATTCCATTCCTGGTCCTTCTCCTAATCCTCTCATTCCTGGAGCCTCGGCAGTTTTCATGTCGGTAAGAGTAGCAATTAAACTGTCAAGCACATCATTCAAGCTCGATCCACCAACGATATAGGATTCTTTGGCTTTTACTACTATTGCATCGACCTTAGCCCAATTAGCTTCCCGATCTTCGGCTGGCCCTGGCGCTGGAGCCATTGCAACCTTAGGAACTTCTTCTTCAGGAAGTTCCTCAGGGATTTCTTCGTTTGGATTCTTTTTTGGCATGATTTTGAATTGATTAATTATCAATCGACCTTTAGGCAATTAATTCTACACCGTGAATAATTAACTTAGCATCATCATTAAGGGTCGCATCCGTTACCACCATTTCTATCTTTTCTCCTGCGCTTAAATAAATAGCCCCCATGTTTGCTATTCTTTCTATTTGTCCAGTCGTAGGGTTAGCAGTGGTTTTATAGATCGTTTCTCCTCCTGCTTTGATTTCTATTCTGACATTCGTTATCGTGCCAGTATAAGAAAAGGCAAGGTCAGTTATTTTATTAACTCTTGCTGCTAAAGCCACCGAAGAACTAAGCGTATTTGTCCCTGCCGACAAAGTAGTATCTTCAATTTCTTCGTGAATTGATTTCATATTTTTTTTAATTACTTATTTTATTACTCGACTTTTTAAAGGATTGGAAATGGCTTCTGCCAATTGCACTTCAGCATTCCAATAAAAATTTCAACATCTCCCACTACCACCACTACTGCCCTTAAATATCTTTTTGTTCTAGCAATCTCCATTTCATAACTCGAGTCTGCTGATGCTAATAATATTTCTATTTCTTCTCCTCCCTCGGCTACAGTTTCTGTCCCATCTGCAAATGTGGAATCATCCGATTCTTCAATTGTCACTTTTATTGGACCTGTTGTAATATCTCCAATCTCAATATTTACTAAGGCAGTATCGAATGAATACATTTCGCTTAACTTCATATCCACCGGTGTCCCATTCTCTGTCCCTGCTGTCAATACTTGTATCGGAATGAGTTGTGCTAATTTAATATTTTCTTCTAATTGTTTAGGCATGATTTTAAATAGTTTTAATTTAATTGATTGGTCGACCTTTTATTTTACGATTCTATTAAGCAAAGGAATTTTTGCCATTAATCCTTTTATTCTCGCTCCCGGAGTCACCATTGGAGAAGGTCCTGTTGGCGATCCTGGGGGAATTTCTTCTGGCGATGCAGGAGATTCTGAGGGAGGTGTTGCGGGAGCTTCTTCTTCTTTTTTCTCTTTGCCTAGAATTAAATCTTCATATTCTTCCTTATCAAATTCCTCTAAGATTAATTTTTGCAAAGTTCTTTTTCTAGTCTTCCATATTTTTACCGCTTCGGCATCTCCTTGATCTGGCTTGTCTTCTGCCACAAACACTTTGTAAAGTTCGAAGGCTTCAACCTTTCTCTGATCTGGCGTTTTTTCAACCTTGGGCTCAATTTCCACAATCGCATCTACTTTTATTTTTTTATCTGATTCCTTAAATTCTTTGAAGCTCACCTCATCTCCGATCAATCGGTAGGATTTGTCTTCTGTTAAAAATTCAACATTCATTTCGATTAAATTATTTACTAACTGAGTCATTGATCCTGAAAACTCATTTACTAATCCGCTGAATCTGATATTGGTTTGCATTAATAACAATTCCACTTTTCCCATTGGCTCTTGCGCTGATCTCGGTATTCCCATTGCATATTCTGAAACAGCTAATGCTGTCTGGATTTCCCTTCTCAATACTTCATCTTTTTCTATCCATTGCTTGCTAATTTCTGGGGGTCTTTCAGTGACCACATCATCGGCTTTTTTTAATTGCCAGACTGCTCCTGGCTCGTATTTAATGTCATCAGCGGTCAGGTGGGCGCCCTCTCTTACTTTCCTAACTGGGTCAAGAGTAAAAACTATATCATCCATCGCCTGATTTCTTGAGTCTGCAAGCTCGTGAATTGTGGTTTCGATTGGTTCGATATGGCCTATTGCCCATAATTCCCATTCCAAATAATGATCTGCTAAGTCAATAAATAATCTTCCATGATTCACATTTTTGTAGGGATTTTCTTCATCTCTGATTAGCACTTCATCATTGGCAATTACTATTAGTTTATCTTCTTCGTGATCCCAGATTTGCAATAGCTTTACCTTTTTTTCTTCTATTTTTTTCTCTGTTGCAGTTCCTTCTTCTCCTTCGCCTGTTGCAATCTGCCCCATTTTTTTTGTATTAATTGCATATCTTTCCCTCCGGGGATCATCGGTAATTTTTTTATCTTCTACACATTCTAAATTTTTATAGAGATTATTTTTCCCTCGGGCCTTTTCTTCTTTTTCTAATTGTTTTTTTGTTTTATTCAATAATAATTGGATCTCCCATTTACTATCTTTTTGCAAGTCGGTTGCTTCTGGATCTGGATAGAATAGCCAAAGGTCTTGAAGTTCCAAATCAGGATCGCCATCTCCTTCTTCGCCTGGATTCCAAGTTAATTGGACTATCCCATTCCCATACTTTAAAGCTGTTTTGATCCATCTTTTTTTAAGTTTATTGAATCGAATTACATCCAAATCGTATTTAATTAAATCATCCCATGATTCAATTGCTGGCGAATTAATATCATCTTTCCCTCGAGGTAGAATTCTTACTTTCATCTTTGATCCTGATAATCTCGGCTCTACTGTTTCTACAATTTCAAAAGCAATCGGTGGCATCAATCTGGTTTCGTATGCATAGTTAGTCGTATCTTTGTAGGCTCGATAAAGCTGATACATCCTTAACCATTTTTGCTGATATGGCCTACGGAAGTCTCGCGCTTCTTTATATCTCTTTTTCCACTTCTCTATTAATTTTGTTTGTTCATCTGTTGGATCAAATTTTTCAGCCATAATTTTTATTTAACAAAAAAACCCCGATCTTAAAGTTGAAATCCGAGGATTTCAACCCTTAGATCGGGGTTCGTGAACCCTATAATCCTCTTTTTAGATTTTACCTTAAAGTAAGAAGACTTGTCAAGACCCTAAATCCTTTTTACTAATAATTTATCAAAATCATAAATCTTTCTACATTTCTGGCATTTGATTTTGGCTATTGATTCAATATATCTCTCGGCTTTAAAAATAATATTCCCACACTCTTTGTTTGGGCAGATATAAAGGAATCTTAATTTTGTTTTATTATTTTGACTCATATCTTAATTTTTTATCTAATGCTATTTTGAAATAAATTAAGGTGTGCCAAAAGTGATCCTTTCCGGTTGAGCTGACCCACTCTCTTTTCTCCTGGCCGATTTTGTCAGTCACGATCCTGGAATACATTGTTTGAAGATGGCTAACTAATTCTGCTATTATTGAATCGCCTGATCTAAAATTAAATTTATATTTCCCTTTTCTTAATTCACCAATTAAGGCATCCATGATTCTATTCCTGTCTGTCAGCACTTTTATTTCTTCCTCCCAATCTTTTTGCTTATCAGTAAATTTTCCTTCATCAACAAATCTCACTATTTTTATTTTCTTTGGATCTTCTTTATACCAATTCAGATAAACCTTGTCTGGATATTTTCTGGCGAACTCATAGGCCGAATTTGTATCCCACTCGCCATCGATCACGCAGAATCTTGCCTCATAAACTTCAATCAATTCTCCTAGCCTTTCCCATTTCGTTTTGCCCGGTTGGTCCTCTATTTTAATGATCCCGAAGATTCCTTTTTCAGTGCCGAGAATTACATGCAATTCTTTTGCGCCAACATCCACTCCTATTGCACAATTCATTTCATCATTTTTCTCACTGGTCAAGTTTTTAAGAATTAAGCTGGCAGGGATTTTGGATGCAGGATTTAAATATGCTACTCCTAAAATGTAATTAAAGAAGTATTCCTCGTCTTCTGCATCTTCCAATTCTTTTATTAAATCTTTTGCCGATCGCCATGTGGCAATCATTTGTGGAATCCAGTATCCTGATACTTCCCTTTCTGGATATCTCGCCTCCCAGTTTCCGCTTCTAATTGTTTCTGGCATTAACTCCCGGCGACACTTCTGGCAGACATAAATTTCTTTTTCGAGATCTACATTCTTTTCCCACTCCATGTGTTGCCTGAATCCGCAGTGAGGACAATTGAACCGCCAATGTTTTTGGTCTGATCCTAACCACAATTTATCGATGCCGAAGTTCGGAACTGTTGGAGTGCTAATATAAATCTTCTCTGCGATTTTTGATGCGCTTAAACGAGAACTATAATCCCTGATAACATCCGCATTACTTTTATCTACCTCATCATAAATATTGCGGTCTGAAGTCAGCATAATTGCTTCTCGTTCCATCCAAGTTCCCCGATAAAAGATAAATGCATTCCCGATTTGCTTTTGGGTTACCGCATCCACATCACCACTGACATCCTTAAAAATGCATGGATTATTCTTGATCATCAAATTAACTTTACTTGGCACGAACTTTTGGACATCCTGGGCTGTTGGTAAAGTATGGATCTGATTAATTCCCAAAAACTTTGCATCATGTATTTCTTTTAGAATTGCCCATGTTGAGGCGAAGGTTTGAGATCCTTTTTTTACTACGATTTCCTTGCTTCTATCGGCATAGATATCTAAGGCAAAGCAGTGATTAGTAAATTCAATCGGTTCTCCTTTTTCGTTTTTTATTCTTTCCTTTTTTATCCAATATAGGATGCTTTTCCTTTTTTTGTCTTCGTTCATGGTTTTTAATTATTTCATCTATTTCCTTACCTTCTTTTTCTTCTTCTGGGGTCAGTAATTTTTGTTCTTCTTCTGGTTTAAGCGCCAATCTACTTGTTGGTTTTCCTATTTCTACTTGAAGCATCTCCCAAAGTTCCTTAATCTCATGCACCGTTGATCCTTCTCCTCTTTGTATTTGTCTTTCTAGTGCCTTCAATTTTAAATTAAATGCTTTCGCTATGCGATATATTTTATGTTTTACAATTTCATCG